GCTGCGGTGATCATCTCAGGCTTTGATATCCACAAGGCGCAGTATGCGTCCTCTCTGTGGGCTTATGCCGGGCTTGATGTAGTTGGTGATAAGGGCAGGTCCAGGGTCAAAGAGCACTTGGTCGATCAGACCTACATCGATGCTGAAGGTAAAGAGCAAACCAAGAAAGGTATCTCGTTCAATCCGTTCATGAAGACGAAGCTGATCGGTGTGCTTGGATCGTCTTTCGTCAAGACCAACGGTAAGTACCGTGAGATCTACGATAACTACAAGCATCGTATTACCCACATGCCTGCTCATGCTGAGAAGACCAAGGCACACCTCAACAACATGGCGATACGCTACACGGTGAAGCGGTTCCTTGTGGACCTGTACACCGCATGGCGCACGCTAGAGGGACTGCCGGTTGCGGATGAATATTCCAAAGGCAAACTTGGGATCAATCACAAGGTTGCTTGAGCCATCAGACGGGAGAAAACCAGAAAGGCTAAGCGAGCCAAAGAAATTGAGAAAACCGCGCGTAATAAGCGAGCCACAGTACATTAGAAAACCATGGACTCAAAGCGAGCCACTTCGGGCTAGAAAACCACAAAACTGAAGCGAGCCAATGCTCATGAGAAAACCAACTGGAGTAAGCGAGCCACAGATTTGTAGAAAACCACACGGAGCAAGCGAGCCAGAGATTGATAGAAAACCAGAAATAGTAAGCGAGCCAACGTGGAGGAGAAAACCAGCGAAGTTAAGCGAGCCAGTAAGATCTATACAAACAGACTCATCAAGCGAGCCAGAGCGATCAAGAAAACCGTAACCGAAGAGCGAGTCAGTAAGAGCAAGAAAACCAACCAAGTGGAGCGAGCCACATAAGCCTAGTAAACCGATATGACAAAGCGAGCCAAAAAAAGCAAGAAAACCATTTATTGGGAGCGAGCCATATCAGTAGAGAAAATCAAGGAACAAAAGCGCGTCATTATAGTAGAGCGGCCCAGGTCGAGTAAGCGAGCCAGAGATTGATAGAAAACCAGATGCCGAAAGCGAGCCAGAAGGACATAGCAACCCGTCCTTACAAAGCGGGCCAATAGGACTAAGAAGCCCAGACAAATGGAGCGAATCAAACAAACAAGAGTGAAAGTTATGAAAGATGATGACTTTGAAATGGAATTGGAAGGCGGCAGTGAAGACCACGAGTATGCCATGGATCTGATTAGAAATTTGATGGAAGTCAGCGCGAAAGATCTAGATCCTCGCATCCTAGTTGAGGTCATGATGGTGTATTCGCTTGGTTGGAACATGGCTCATGGCGACATAGAGCTAATGTCTCAGCTGTTGCCTCAGGTTTTGGAAAGCATAAAAGATGGTTCTCATACACGGATAGCCGACATCATGAGTGAGGAGGAAATGATATGTCATTAGCTACTGAAGACCGATTCAAAACTCGTAAGCGCGCCGTTCTTAGGTGCATAAGCAAAGTTCGTGATGCGCCAGATGACAACTGGGCTAAACAGTACTGGCAGCAAACGTATCGAAAACTGATGGAAGAGCGAAGGAATGAAGCTAAGGTATTATCAAGAAGAAGCAATTGAGGCAGCACTGCACTGGTTTGATACCCAAGCAACACATCCGCTAATCGTTCTGCCTACTGGGGCTGGCAAGACGGTTGTCTTCGCCAACCTCATCAAGCAACTGTTCGATGCAGAGCCTGACTGCAGAGTCTTGATCCTCGCGCATCGACAGGAGCTTGTTACCCAGGCGGAAGATAAACTGAAGAAGGTCTGGCCCTGTGCGCCATCTGGGATTCTTGCAGCCGGTCTTCGCCAGTACGAAGTCGATGGTCGTATCGTGATTGCCAGCAGAGATACGCTCGCTACACCTAAGCGACTGACTTCTTCTGGCCATTTTGACTACATCATCGTGGACGAGGCCCACCATGTGGCGCCGGACCCGAAGACGCGATACCGCAAGATCTTTGATTACTTTGATGAAGAACAGTGGACTCCACCCAAGATCCTTGGCGTGACCGCTACCCCATTCCGTATGGGTCAGGGCTTCATATACGGCCTAGACGGGCAGTTTTTCTCAGGCGTAGCCTACCGCGTAGGCATACCCGAAATGATCAAGAACGGCTATCTGTGCCGTCTGTCGGCATACAAGGTCAGCGATGACGCTGTGATCGATGCTTCTACTGCACGAGTGAAGTTCAAAGGCGGTGACTATCGTGAGTCAGACATTGAGAAGCTGGCCATGGAAGATCAAACCATGCTGGCCATCGTTGCCGATTGGATCGACAAGGCGTACAGCAAGGGCAGGATGAGCAGCGTGTTCTTCTGTATCACCGTGGCTCATGCTGAAAAGATGTGCATGTACCTACGTCAGGCGGGCATCGAGGCTGCAGTTGTGACGGGTGAAACGCCCCAGGCTCAGCGTGAAGATATATTGGAACGCTTTGAGGACGGCAAGATACACGCGCTGTGTAACGTAGCTGTGCTCACTGAGGGTTGGGACGCGCCTCGTACCGACTGCATCGCATTGCTGCGCCCCACCAAATCATTGGGCTTGTACATGCAGATCTGTGGCCGTGGCATGCGGACCTGGGGCGACAAGAAAGACTGCTTGCTGTTGGACTACGGCGAAAACATGAACCGCCATGGCTGCATTGATACCGCCAGACCTGTCACGCCTAAGGATGAAGACAAAGAAAAAGAGACAAAGATCTGGATTTGTGACTCTTGTGTCGCCGTCAACGACATAGACGATAAGACTTGTATTGAGTGTGGCGCACCTAAACCAGCGCCTGTACAGCAGCCCAAGCTGTTTGAAGAAGAAGAGAAGGATGCTGCCGCCACTAGGCAGGCGGCCCAAGGGTCTGTGTTATCTGATGAACTTGATGAACCAGCGCAGAAGCTTGAGAAGATCAAGAACATTGATTTCATCACAGCACAAAGGAAGACATCGAAGAGTGGGAACGACTACTTAAACATTGCGTTCTCTAGCCCTAACGAATACTGGCCACAAAACATGCCAATCATGATCGGCATGAAAGGCAAGGCTGGCTCGCTGGCAGAGCGAAAATGGCAGGCACTAACCAAAGGCTGGCCTTGCCCAACCAACATTAATCACGCTGTTGATCTGGTTAATGATCATCAGGCCATGAGCCACATCCAACAAATAACTGTAAGAAAAGAAGGAAGGTGCTGGAATGTCGTTAGCGTCCATTTTTGATCGGATCGATGAACAGATAGCAGAGAAGGAAAGCCGTAGCCGTGGCCATCTTGGCTTCAGCGGGATAGGTGATGACGATGAGTACAAGCAGTGGATGGGTTTCCACTGGTGCCTGCCATCTACATTCAAAGGCAGGATGCTGCGGCTGTTTGACCTGGGTAACCGCATCGAGGACCAGGTGGTTGAGAACATACGCGATACAGATGTGGTGTCTATCGCGTCTCATGATAAGGACGGCAACCAATTTCGTGCGTCGTTCTTTGGAGGGCACTTCGCGGGTTCCTGTGACGGCCTTCTCAAGGGCGTATTCCCGCCACCTAGCGAGGAAGTAGTCTTGCTGCTTGAGGTCAAGAGCGCCAACGATAAGCGGTTCAAGGAGCTTGTGAAGCTGCAGAGCTACGAAGCCTGGAGTGAAACGTACCGATGGCAGATTCACGCCTACATGGGCGCTCTTGGCCTGACCATGTGCATGGTGGTAGTGGTCAACAAGAACAATAGTGAGGTGTACGAGGAGATCATCGACTTCAACCCAGACCTCTGGGACAAGGCACAGGCTAGAGCTTGGCGGATCATCACCAGTGATGCACCCGACAAAGACACACGCATGTCTGAGAAGGACTGGCGCATGAAGAATGAGTCCAACCTGTACCGTGACATCTACTACGGGCGCCGTCTGCCGGAATCGGTCAACTGCAGGAACTGCAAGAACGTCAAACCGTTAATCGAATCAAATGGTGCGGTTTGGTATTGCTCACGAAGCAACAGGGCTATCCCATTGGAAGAGCAGAAGCTTGGGTGCAAAGATCACTTGTGGATACCAGAGCTTGTGAACGCGAACCACCTGCCTGGTAAAAGCACAGAAGATTCTGTGGCTTATCAGGTTGGGGTCATGGAGTTTTACAACTCAACATCTGAGGTGACGGGTGAGTATCACTACAGCAGCACAGAAATTCGTGAGTTATCAAAAGCAAACTTTGATGCTGGGCTAATGATGACCGGCGAAAGTGTGCGACGTGATTTCCCAGGTAGCTATTTGGACAACGTCGATGAGCGCAAGGTTCCGTTTTGACAGAAATTCTTTTGTCTACCCTTTCTAAGATTCTGTCATTTTAATTACCACTCTCGTGGGTCTTTGACGATCAGTATCTTGGTGCCAGGGTAGAGGGCTTCGACAAGTTTCTTCTTGAGTGCGAACACCTGGGTGACCACGCCCTTTACGTCCTCTACCACCACCTCGCCATCGCGCTTGTAGCGAAAGTCTGCGATGTATGAACAGATCTTCTTGTCTTCACCATCAACTGTGATCCGGCACGGGAAGTCTACCTGGACCTCGAGGTCTGTTAGTTCACCCGTGGCTTCGTATCTCTTGAGTATCTTGTATCGCGCTGCTTCAAGCTTGGAGTCAAAGACAATGCCGTCGTACTCAGTCTTTTTTGCAAAGTACTTGCTCTTGCTTTTCTTTGGTGCCCGCTTTGGGATCACATCAACTACCGCCCATCAGTTTCTCTTCTTCCTGCTGGCGCAGGAACTGTGCAGCACGATTAAACAGGGATGGC